TAAAAAAGAATATGTAGAGCGTGAATTAGATACTGTATGGGATGATTCAAAATTTATTTTACACGTATTGAGAGAATATTTTTGGAACAATATCAAAGAATTATCTGATGAGGAATTTAAACAATACTTAATTGAACATGGGTGGGAAGTAGAAAGTGAGGAAGAAGATGAGTAAAAGACTAACTATTGAAGAAATAGATGAAAGAATTAGGCAGATAGAAAACTATTATCCTAATGGACATAAAGCTGATTCTATAGAAAGAATGTCTTGGGAAATACAAGACAAAATGCAATTAGGTAGGCTTTATAGAATAAAACAACAAAGAGAAAGGGAGAATAATGAACATCATAGATAGAATAAAGAAAGCCTGTGAGCAGTGTATTGAAGATAGCAACGAAGCTATTGAAGAAGTGAATGACGGCTCAGAGGATATTTACGAAGGAAGAATGGAATTTGCAGAGCAGATTCTATCATTAATAGAAAGTGATAAATAAAAATGCAAAATAAATTTGAAGAAGATAAAGAATACGATATAGCATGGTATATCGGAGTAGATGATTGTGAAAATGGTGATGAAGCAGTCTATCAAATAAAAGAATTTATAAACAATCCAGATTATGCAAAAGAATTTATAGCAGATTATAAAAGATGGGTTGAAGAAAAAAGAAAGGAAATGGAAGATGAGTAGAGATTTATCTGAATATATTGATGATTATGTGTATTCACAAGTAGGACATACTAATTGGGCTTTATTAAGTGGGTTAAAGAAAGAAGAAATAACCAAACTTGAGAAAGAAGAAAAGGGATATGTGGAAGATAATATTTTTATCTACTACGAAGAAAGCGAGGAAGAATAAATGACTGAGGTAAACGTAGATCATAGACTAGTTCAAATACACTATTCAGATGACTAAAGCAGAAATACTTTATGAACTAAGTATATCTGTAGCTTGTCTTTTTGATGATGCAGAAGTAATTAACGGACAAGATATTATTAAAGCAGAAGTAAAAGACATAGAGCATATACAAGACTTAATAACTAAATTGGAGAATCAAGAAGATGAAAACATATAAAGTAATGTTAGAATACACAGTTCAAAAACATTATAGAGTTGAAGCTAATAGCGAAGAAGAAGCTGAAGAATTAGCCCTAATTGGTAAGGGGTGGCTAGAAGAATTTGATGATTACTCTTATAATGATTATTCAGATGTAGAAGAAGATGAGTAATAATCCATTACCAGATTCAAGATTAGATTCGGTGTTTGATATTATGGCTGGTTTACGTAGGCAGATGTTAAGCACCGAAGATCCAGCAGGACAGCAAAAGCTCTGGGAAGTAATAAAATATTACCAAAACAAGATCCGAGCTGGTGAAATATATATACCTAAATTTTAATGTCGTGCACAAGCACTGATTTCAGAGCAGGCTCAAGGGCATCTTTGTAGGGTTGTTTGACCACGAACAAAGGCTCTACCTCTGTGTAATTTACAGCGAGCTCACGCACAAGCGATCCCGACCACAAGCATATTTCTCTTGTTTCTGGAATCTTAGCCATAATAAAATTGTCTTGACATAATGAAAACCTTTTCACATTCCAGGAAATCTGAAAGGGGGAAAGTAATAATTGATTACCCTTTGCAATCTTCAGCTCACACCAAAAAGAAATGTTTCTAGGCTCATGCATGCACACACCTAAAAGATCGGGAAGTCCAGGTGTCCCGTATGTTTCAATTCTAGTCCAAAAGATGTTTGGCGTTATCGCTTTAATATTCTTCCAAAAAGTTGATTCCCTTCCTCGATTTACGGAAGGGGTTGCCTTTTTCTTTTTTCTGTCTTTTAAGGATTGTTTCTCTTTTTTCAACAATGCGAATCTCTTCTCCTTCGACAAGACAAAGTCGGACTCCAAGTTCTTTTTGATTTGGTTTGAGTTTGTTTCCCGAACCACCAACCGACTTGCCATCTACAATCCTACTTCCTTTAGAAGTCTTAACGTCAAAAAAGTGAGCTCTGCCGTTCTTTGGATTGACAACAATAATATCAATTGGACCTTGCTCGCATGTATTAGTAAATACGTAATAACCTTCCTCAAGAAATTTGTTGATCGCCTTGTTCTGACTGATCGTCGCTTTGTACTGCCTTGGGTTCATTATCCTCCATGTCCAATTCAGTAGGGGTTTGATCGATGATAACATTCTTTCGCATCTTGTCTAATAATTCTGTGACTTCTTCCAGCGATAGATTGTCAATGCTTTTATCCTTAACCTTTTCTTTCTTATCATAAAATCCAGCGGCCTTACCACGACTGATCTCAGCCATGATTGCAGTTTTCAAATCTGGTTTCATATCAAATTGTGCTACGTCATCAGCACTGGGGTTTTCTGCTCGTAGCCCTAGCTCATGTAATCTTCTCATATGAGTAGCGGGGGAAATCTTATACTTATTCCAAAGGTCTTCCTGTAAAGCTCTAATATACTCATGAACTTTGGGATATAGCTTTGGGTTTTGTAGCTGAGAAGCCTTTGCCCGAGAAGACTTTTCGGGATAGCCTGCCTTGATAGCACATTCTCTAGCAGTTAATCTATTTTCTTGAGCAACAATATGCTCAGCAAATGTAGCTTGCTTGGGTGTTAGTTGATCTCGTAGATCAGCGAGTTCTTTGTTTAGAACCACAGGATCGCCAGGGTTTCTATATCTCATGTTAAATCCTTTATAAGATCCTTTTTTACAAATTATAAGGGAAAAGTAAACATAATTTGTTTCTTTGCCTCCTCATAGACCTTTGAAAGAATAACTTGTTCTTCCAAAGAATGTAAGAAAGAACAAGATAATTGCAATAAACTATTGAATATACTAACTTTATACTACTGAAAGAATGGAAAGAATGAATTTTGAATAATTTTTTTTTATTTTTTTTATTTTGTTGAAATGGTTCTTCTATAGTAAACTAATTCTTCCATGGTCAGTGGTCCGTCGGCATTTATCCTTTCGTGCTGACAAACTTTTCCTCCTTTATAATTTACTAACCCATTGACCATGGTGCAATAATCGTATATATTATCCCATAGAAAGCATGGACATAACAATTAAAGTCATAACCAGAGATAAAGAAAAGAAATCTCATAACTTTATCGGTGATAAAAAGGACATTCTTCCTTTAATGCAAGAGTATATCAAAGATAACAAACATCACTATATCGATATATTCTTCAGCTCCGAAGAAGAATCCAAGCAATTCACCTATGACGAATTGTTTAACCCGAAATAGAAAGGATAAGAAATGGAAAAGGTTCTAGAATTCAAAAAACCAAAGCAACGCAAAGTCATCAAAGATGATAGCTTTGTTTGTCGATTGCCCTATCCGATCACGATTCACACGTTAGTGGATATTGTCGAACGCATGGGTGTCGAACACGAAGGCACAGTCCTACCCGGATTGAAATTTATTGAACGACAAATAGTCAAACTAGAAAGGGAAGAATAATGAAACTACAAGAAGGCCTTGATCAGTGGTCCATGAACAATGATCCGAAATTCAAAAAAGAAAAGCAATACAAGTACGATCATATAGCCAGAAAGCTACTCGATCAACATGGTTGGTTGAGAGTACCATGGTATATACCCATGAGCGATACGCACCCACCAGAAAGGACAGACAATGAGGTACGGTAGAAACGGAAAGCTCTATCCCTTAGAGATGAATCAAAAGACATTGTTTTATTTACAAATGTTTTTACATCAGCACAAACACAATGGCTTGAGAGATACCGATGAGAAACGCAGAGCTTACGATCATGCGATGGCACAGATCAGAAAAGGAATAGCTCAGGTCTATGCACATCAAACAATGAATGGTTTAAAGCCACCAAGACGATACAACTTCAGAAGTAAGGAGGCATAGATGGGTGTAAGAAATCCAGTGTACGAATACTCCGACAAAAGAATGTCGGTTCAGTATGCAAAGCAACAATCAAAGAGAGCAAGAGCTCGCAAACTCGCTGAGAAACTCATGGGTAAAAATTACTTTACCAATATGCAAGAAGTTATGCTACAATCGGCGATCGAATTATCAGAAAGGAAAGATAATGTATAAATATTTAGAAATTCCAGGGTGGTTTAATATGCACGACGCCTATATGAACCTCGTGAAATACTGTGAAGACGGCGATGATATCGTCGAGATTGGTTGTTTCGCTGGCAGATCAACCAGATTCCTGATGGACGGTTTAGATTATGCTGGAAAACATAAGGTTAAGGTCCATGTAATCGATACTTTTGAAGGGTCGGGTATGGAACACTCCAATGTTAATTGCAACACCATGTACGACGATTTTATGAGG